AAGACCTTGCCGCCGATCTTGTAGACGTCCGCGTTGCCCCATTGCACCACATGCGTGGCCTTGGGCAAACAGGCGCAGAATGATATCAGATCATCACGGGTCATAATGACGTTCTAGAGGGTTGGAGCGGCTTCGCAAATAGGGCAGTCTGCGGCGCATGAGCCAGCCGCGTGAAACCGATCTCTATCCGCCGATCAAGGCCTTCCTTGAGTAAGGTCTTGTGCAAGTTCCATAGTGTACTCAGCTTTTAAAGCTCTTGATTTAGCAGTCACAGTTGATTTCTCAATTGAGAATGCCATTTCAGCGAAAGCGTTACCGCTGTCATCGCCTAGGGCTTCAGCAGCTGCTGTAGTCATAGCACCACCAGTAGTATATGTACCGGCAGATGGACTATCATTTAGAGCACCTGGATTGTTGTTAGGCGAACCTGAGTGAGCACTTTGTGAGTACCCAGTGTTTGTGCTTGAACCAGCAGCATTTCTTCCTGAGAAGTCTGTGTCTGCTTCGTCAAACATTGCTTCAGCACCTGTTTGGTTAGTATATCTGCTTCTCATTGCAAAGATAAGTCCAGTTGGACCAGTCATTGGCTGAACGCCAGCGATATCATATGCAATCAAATTCGGCATAGCTCTTCTTACTAGAGAAATTAGGATTGGATCCCAATTCGCTACTGAAGAACCAGTCGCATTTGTTGGAGCAGCTTCTGTCATGTAAGCTCTATCTTCTTTTAGAGCTTGCTCTTGGTTTTCCAAGATAACAGATGTAACGGCTCGTCTGTAAGAGTCCTTGATTTCTGGTAAATCCGGATGCTCTAATACAGGCTGCCATTTCTTTTCATGTGTTTCTGAAAGATACATTGTTTCTCTCTCCTATTTATTTATTATTGACAATTTTCATGTCTTTAGTTTTACTTATAGCAGCAGTATAAGCAGCCATTGCATTTGATAAGTCTTCAGTTAAAACTGAATTCTCACCTGCCGCCACATCATCAAGCTCTTCACTTACAGTAGTTTTCTTACCAAAATAACTTTCCTTAATAGTCGCTATTTTAGTTTTGAATTCTTCAGTATTTGAAGCATCAATCTCTTCAGCCAACTTAAAAAACTTCTCTTTAGAAGTGTCCGCTAGGTCTTCAGCAGCTTCAGCTACGATGGCCTTTTGAACATAATTAAAGTTTGATTTGTTAAGTTCGACATTCTTTTCGATTTGCTCGTTGAGTTTCTTTTCAAGGTCTTCGATTTTACCTGCTTGGTCCTCTAACACATTGTACTTTTCATCTGGTACATCAATGTAGTGGTCTTCAAACAGTTTTTTCAAACCTGAAATGAAATCTTCAGCGATTTCGCCTTTAATTCCTTTTTCTAAAGCAAGTTCGTTGTCTTTCATCCATTCTTCAACTACATAGTTCAAGTAAGAATCCACTTTCTCAACTAACTCTTCTTTAGATTTCGAAATTTCTTCTTCGAATTTCTTGTTGTAATCAGCTTCTAAGTATTCTTCGATTTCTGTTACCTTTGATTTGATAGCAGCTTCGAATACAGTAGCAGCCTTTGTTTTAAATTCTTCTGATAAATCGTCTTCTCCGGCGATAAGAGCATCAACATGTTCAGTTACATCAATTTCTTCTTTTTTATAAGAAGCATTCATCTTCTTATGTTTTGAAGCGTTCATTGAACCGTAACCTTCTTCTTTGTCGTCTTTCTTATCATCCTTCTTGGCTAAATATTTTTTTAACCCGTCAGGCATTTCACCTTCGTTTACGATATTCTCATCAGAATCCGTTTCTTCCGTTTTAGCACTTTGACCTGGGTGGGCAACTTTCGTTACGCCAGCCTGTGTGTCTGGTTTTCCAGCTGTGTCAGGTGAACCACCTTTATCAGCAGTAGCGCTAATCTGGTCAGAAACTTTTGTAGACTTTTTAGTTGCGTCTGGATTGCTGTCAGTAGGTTTAACTACAGCTGGACCTAAATCTTCTGCATTATTCATGCTTGCGATATGAGAAGGCTCAGCCGCAACAGCATTCTTTTTAGGTGCATCCGCAGCTGCTTCTGCAACAGCCTCAGCCTCTAACGCCTCTAAGTTTTTAACATCTGTTTCGGACATTTGAGATATCTCCCTTTAGTTTAATCTTAAAAAAAATTAATTTTTTTCTTTTACTATTGATATTTATAATATTAAAGTTTTCCAAGAAAATTCTTAAATACTTTGACCTTGGCTTCTGCTAATGCATGACTTTTGGCCTTTTGTATATCTCTTTTCCAAGCTTCAATATCTTTCTCTAACAGTACACCGTTATCCCAAACCCACTCTTTACTCTCCATAATACCTTCTACGAAAGCATCTGGAGCGCTTGGGTCTGCAACGATATCGGCGGCTGTAGCTAAGTAAAAATCCTTACCCACATAGTTAGCACCACCTTTTTGCACCAAGGAACCCATACCACGAGAAGAAACACCAAGTGTTGCCCCCTCATCAATAAGATTTTTTACAATCTTACCATATGGAGTGTCCATGATTTTCGCTTCACCGATAAAGTTCTTGCCTTCCGGCGTAAGCGCTTTAATCATGTGCGAAACTCTTTCCAAATTAACAGTAGGTCCGTCAGGATGTCCTAACTCGCCGAATGCTCTGCCTTTTTGGATAAATTCTTTGTCGTATCTGTTAACTTCTTTTGCTAGAATATCATTCTCGTAGATACGGCCATTTCTGTTCTTGATATCTGATTGTAGAAAGATACCACGAATTTTGTATTCTTTTTTACCATTGTTTTCTTCAACAATGTATTCTGCATTTACAACTTCTTCTGAAATTAACTTCATTATTCTCTCTCTATTGATACTCTCTGTATATATTTATACAACCTTTTACCTAAACTCTATAATTATTGTGTAATTATCGCCATTTGCAAAGTTTCTAGTAGATAATATCACATCTCCAGTTGGTGCTGTAGCGTTATTTAATATCTCATCACCAGCATCTCTAAAGTCCCAATAACCGTTTCCAGATAACAAAAGAGCAGTTGCGTTAGTGGTGCCTCCCCACAACAACTCAACCGCCGATTTATTATTTGTAGTATTGACAGAGTACCAGACTTTACTAATCTTTCTATTTCCGTCCTCTGACATAAAAGTTAGCGCTGATGCATCAACCTTTGTGACCAAGGACTCGCCTGTGCCGTCTGAAATATTAGTTAGTTTGCAAACATACTTTACGCCTGTAGTGTCTGCAATAGTTTGTACTGATACTGTGTCTGCCATAAATTTTACCTTTACTGATTATCGTAATAAGTTTTAGAAAGTTCGCCACGCTCTGTGGTTTCACCTTTCTTTCTAGTTCTCATATAAACCTGTACAGTATCACTAGTTCCTGGTTTTGTATATGTTCTAATACCACCAGATACTACCGAGTTTGCCCCGTCAGCTGAATCCGGATATGTGTTAGATACAGTAGCTGTATTTTCATACTGCCAAACTGCACTTGAACCTGGTACATCTACCCATGCCATATGTTTATACTCCTAGTTGTGCTTCAACTTCGTTATCAAAATAGTTGTATAGCACATCTGTGTTAACATTATATTGTACAGCAGTCTTATCTACTGCCGTTTCAAAGTTTGTTAATATTGTTCCTTCTTCTTTATCTAAATTTCTAAAGAAGTCGGTTACCACATCTTTATGTAAAGGTGGTAAACTATTAAATGTATCAGTGTTAATCTCGTTTTGAGATTTTAAATCACTGAGTTTCATCAGCAGTAACCTCTACTGGTGCCTGAGGCGCTTCAGCTTCTGGCTGAGGTGCATCGTTAGGCTCAAAAGTAATTTGCTGACCTTGTGTATCATAGATAGCGTCTGTTCTATCGTTAGTACCTGCATACTCTGGTTTAGGGTCACTAAAAGTTTGTGCTTCATCTTGACCTGGTGTAGCTGCACTAAAAATTTTACTTGCAACATCTTGTCTTGCTTGGTCTAATGAAGACGCAACTTTGTCCCTTAGAGCATCTTTAAATGCTTCTCCAGCGTCTGCGTTCTGGCCACTTGCTAAATTATCTATAAATGCTTTTGTGTGTTCACTCATTTTTCACTCCTATGTCATGTCAGTAACATCATCGGTTGGTGCCGAAATGATACCATCATCAACTTCTTTTCTTATTTGTTTATCAATGTCTTCAATATCTCTTTGAGATTGTCTAAGAACATTTTTTCTAATGTATTCTACTGAATAATATTTACCAACATAATCTCTCATCTGGTCAGCAAGTCTTAATCTCTCTTGCAACATTTCACTTTCTTTTAGTTCAGCAAAATGACCGTCTTGTAAGAAACTATATTGTAAAGTATCCCTTACAGTATGCCAATCTTCATCAGCAATAACTTTCTTTAAGACTAATTGAGTTCTTAGAATATCGTTAAATAATTCAGTAAACTTCTTTCTTAATCTTTGTACGAATTTAGTAAACTTTAATTCATCTCTTGTAATTTCAGTAGAACGACCAAGATTAAATCCTTGACTTGCTTCTAATCTACTAGCAGGTACATTCAATGAACGATATAGTTTACTTCTAAAGTATTCTATGTCTGTAATCTCACCTAAGTTTTGACCACCAGGAAGTGTAGTAATATCTGTACCTCTACCACCCTCTCTACTTGGTAACCAGAAATCTTCGAGCATTGACATATAGTTTCTATCATCTCTGATTTCACCAGTCTGTGCATCATAGACAAGTTTATTTCTATACTTGGCCATAACATCTCTTAGATATTGTTCTGCTTTAACTTTAGGTAAATTACCTACATCAATCTTAAATATTCTTCTTTCAGGTGCTCGAGCAATTCTGTAAATAACAGCTGCATCTTCAATCATTCTCAACTGATTAACAGGTTTGATTGCCTTGTGTAAGTAAGACAAAATCATATTTTTATTTTGGTCAATCATTCCTGACGGACAAAATGCGATTGCATCTACAGCAATCTTAATACCTGATGTGGTTGAGTTTGTAACACCTTTTTCGTTGAACATGAAGTATTCTTCAAATTCATCGGCCATACTTGTGCCAACTGGAATAGCAACACCGTCTGGTCTTCTCTTTCTTAACTCTCTAATCTTTTTGATTTTACGAGGGTCAATATATCTTAACTCTGTTATACCTTTTACAGGAGAGTTTCTATCAATAATTTTATGATAGTAAATTCTTCCATCAACATACCATCTTCTGAATATGTCGTGGCCTTTGGTGTTAAAATCTAACATCCTCAGGACTTCCATAAACTCGTTTTCAATTTTTCTTCTTACATCTTTACCATAGGGTAAATTCTCCAGATTTAGTTTCACAGCATCTTTGATTTCATTAGCCACGATTGCCTCGTTGATAATGTCCTCAATTGCCATGTCACATTCCGGATGTAATGCGATTTCTCTATATCTACGGATTAAGTCTGCTTCAGTTTTGGCAGTTCCCTCCATGTCGAGGTACTGACCAAAATAACCACCGGCAGCGATGGTTTGTGTACCATCGGCCGCCTGTGGTGCTGTAAAGCTTTGTTTTGGATCCGTAGAGGGTGTTACCCTCTTGATAGAAAATCCAAATAATTCAGCCATAATTTAGTTCCTTTGTGTTTACTTCACAACTATTTATACTAGTTTTTAAGTAGTAGTATTAGTTTCAAAGTATTGGTACGCAAAAGTAACGGCGAATTCTTCAATCGCTGTCGCTTCATCGTATGTCAATTCAATCGGAGCAATGGTAGTAGGGAATACACCTCTAAGTGTATAACTTTTAATTGTTGCACCGTTTCTATCCAATTGGTCAACAAATGCGTCAACTTGATAATCCGCTGGATTTGTCAAGCCTTCGTTATCTGTCATATTGTTAATACCGTTAGACCATCTTTCAAACGCATTTCTTAGTTTGAAGTCTGTGTCGTTATAAGCAGTAACAGACCAATCTTCGATTGTTCTATCTCCAGCAATCTTAATGCTTCTTCCTCTGAAAGGAACATTGAAACTAGGTACAGTCATACCTGGTAACGATGTACTTCTGCATAAGAATGCTAGGTCTTCTATTTCTCCACCAACTTGTGCGTAACCAGGGAAAGGCATTGTAACCTTAAACTGATTGGCTCTTGCGCCACCGCCAGCAAGTTTAGCTTTGAAGTCATTTATGTTTGGCATCTGATTTCTCCTTTTCTAAACTTAGCCGCCAGCCACTTCGTCAAACGAAACGCCGGTTCTAGTTGCGATGAATTGTAATGTAATAAAGTTAATGCTTCTTGCTGGTTTAATGAAAATCTCAGCAATAAACTCGTTTCTATCAATTACTTCACCTGTGTTGTTAGTTTCATCACACACTACTAAAAAGTCTGTGATACCTCTTCGACCTTG